AAGATATCATTTGAGCCGTTTTGAACAAACGCTCCTCCCGCTCCAAAAGCTCCCGCACCCCCTGTTGCAACACCCGCCTCTGCATTTCCTCCAATGGTTGCCGCACCTCCTGCAAATGGAAGTCCGTACACAGACGTTGAACCGCCGCCTGTAGCCACATCTTTTGTGCTTGCGTTAGATATGACAATTGCGCCTCCTGCGCCACCCGCTACGTTTAAATCTCCTCCCGTAGCCGTTCCTCCCGCACCTCCCGCTAATGTCCCAGTGTTACTCTGTACTACTGCCACACCTCCTACTCCTCCATTAGAGTCTAAAGCGATACTACTTATTGCAGTTGCGTCATCAAACGTACTTTCTCCACCAGTTGTTCCATCAGTTGTGCCATTAGGGGCGGTATCAGCATTTCTTCCTCCCGCTCCTACAACAACCGTAAAGGTATCTCCTGCTTTAACAGGTATAGTTTTTTGAGAAAAACCTCCTGCACCGCCGCCACGAGCCTTACGGGAACCATTTGAGGCATCACTCGAAATGCATATTCCACCTTGCCCACCGCCACCTGTGCAAGTAACCAAAATAGTGCCTGTTGCGGGAGCCGTCCAAGTTTGAGATGTTAAAAGAGTATACTCTTTAAAAATAAGTGGTGGCTTTGCGCCTAATAAAACTGCCATTTTCTATCTCCTAATTAAAGTTCGAGAAATCCGATTGTGCTATCAACAAAGATTAACTGCGTAGAGCTACCGCTATTTAAAGTTCCATCAGCCGCTGTCGAGTTAATATTTTGCGAGTTACGCCCAATAGTCACTGTACCGCCGCCAGTCGCTTTAATCGTGACTGTAGCTCCTGCCGCGCTACTAGCTGGAAGCGTGATTGTGGTTGCCCCAGAAGCATTAACAATAATCTGATCCCCCGACACCATCGTGTATGCGCTAGTCTTAATAGCCCAATCGTTGTACAAGCCGCCCACTGCCGCAAACGATAACACCCCAGAGCCGTTTGTGACCAAAGCCTCTCCATTGTTGCCCGTGGAGCTTGGTAGCGTCAAGGTAATGTCAGCGGTAGATGCTGGGCCAATAAGGGTAACTTTGTTTGTACCGTTATCAGAATCTTCAAAAAATTCAAGAAAGCCTGCACTAGTTGCAGCATTTTTAAGTTGCACCCCTGCATTGGCTATGGGCGTGGTTAACACTGGAGTCGTAAGCGTTTTGTTAGTAAGCGTCTGTGTTGCCGCAATACCCGCCAGAGTATCCGTAGATGCTGGAAGGGTAAGGGTTACGTTACCTGAGAACGCAGAGTGCGGGGGAGCCTGAATTTGAGCGTAGTGAGCGTTGCTCTGCTCGCAATAAAACTTTATTGTTGATTGGGTTCCGCCATTCTTGATTGCTATGTCGCCAGCAGATATCTCTACAAGACCCGCTATTACAGCCTTGACTGTGCCTGTCGGTATCTCAATGACGTCTGCCGCCGCGTCGTTCTGAATGGTGACGTCGTTAGTTGATCCTTGCCCAGTAATCATCAGGCCGTTGGCGCTTGTATAGCCAATAGCCGCGTTATCACCAGCGGATGTAGTTGCAGTGGCCTCTACGGTTGTTCCTGTAATTACGCCGCTTGAGGTAATTGCGCCAGAGGTGGTGAGTGCCGCAATCGTAGTGGTGCCAGTCAAATCTAAATCGACTAGAGCATCCGCGACTGCGGCGCCAGAGCCCGCGCCGTCAAGATATACAGCTTTCAAAGCGCCATTAGCTATGTTGACAGTAGCTCCAGAGCCCTGCTTAATCGTAATTATCTGAGAGCCAGTGGTGGCGTTCTCAATAAACATAACTCGATTAAGGGTGTTGGGAGCAATTGTCAAAACCCTTGTGGTGCTTAGTGTGGCTCCAGATGTAACTTTAAAGTAAAAAGATCTGGCTGGGTCACTCGCGCCGTCCGCAACTGTAGTGGTTGCGTTTGCGTCCGAAGCAAAACAATTTTGAGTACCGAACCCTAAAGCTTCACCGATAAACTCTAAATTACTGTTAGTTGTTGTGCCCCAGCTACCAGAACCCTCTCCAGTAGCAAGTTCCGTAAGTCGCAAATTATTAACGTATGTTGCCATTCTATGTGTCCTCTGTTATCTATCAACCACGCTGTAGCTGGGCACCTGTGCGGTGTCTATTAATCCCCAAACAGGCATTTTGACCATTGTGTCGGCTGTCATAGTAACGCCCACTGGATATATGTTTGCATCCGCTATAATAGACACAGATCCAATAGAGAAAGTTGCAGAAACGCCCGTTGGCACCTCTACAACCTCATTTTCTAACACTGTAACGGAGCCAACGCTTGCTGTAAAGCCAACTCCTGCTGGGTAGTATTTACTACCGGGATCTACGGTAACGGCACCAACGCCAGACGTCATGGCGCCAGCAGAGCTTAAATTGATGGGGATTGTTGTGCCCCAAGGGCCATCGCCCCATGCCTCTCGACCCCAGCCGCTAATCATCTGAGTGTCAGGCTCTGCGGCGCCCACACCAATTGTCATTCCAGCGGGTGCTGTGATGTCCACTGTGCCTGCGGCATTCCAAGCGCCAGTGCTCCAGCCCTGTCGTCCCCAGCCTGTTAAGTCAGACACGCTTAACCGCCTAAGTCAGCTTTTGCTGATCTTAGATCCGATTGAATCTTAATTAAACTTTTTTTCGCAGAGCAAGGCATATCTGGATTCTCTAGCAAATATCTTAATTCGTCTAGCGAACGATTTATTTTACGTGAAACTTCGCCCACTGCTTTCAAATGTAAAGCCATTATACACCTACGCGACCTCTTGCAAACCTTGAAATTTTCTGTCCAAGATTCTGCGAACCTTAGAGTAACTTATGTCCTTCGCGCATTCGTGCAAAGAGGAGACTTCTCGGGCAATCCTTTTGGCGCCCAGACCCCTATCTCTCAAGCTGTAAATAGTAGATAGCACCTCTTGCTCTTCGGGTATCTCAACAAGCCTAGTGCGGGTCTTGTTGCCGTGCTTCTCCTTTTCTTTTCGATATCCAAACGGTGCGCTACCGCCAATAAAGTATCCGCGTGACGCCCAATCTACCTTGCCATCGCCAAATCTGTCCTTGATTGTAGAGTGCTCGATCTCAGCCACGGCAGATAAAACCATCAGCATAATTTGATTAGCCATCTCGTTCATATCGAATTTGCTTCGCAGACCTTTCTGGCCTTCTGGCTTGGGATAAACAATCGGAACCTCACCAAACTGCTCGCAAAAAAACAGCGTAATCCCAATGTCCTGCAAAACTGGTATTATAGCTAAAAGATCTGCGCTTGAGCGAGACAAACGATCCAATCGAGTGCAAATAACAATGTCGTTCTGATCGATGACGTCAGTCAGACCACGGGATCCTCCTCTTTCAAGTATTGGCATCGTGCCAGACACGCCGTCGTCAACAAAAAAATCTGTAACCTCTCGGTTGTACTTTTCTTTGACGAACTCAGAGATCTGCTGTTGCTGAACATCAATAGACACGCCGCTACGAACCTGCTCTTTAGTTGAAACACGAACGTAGCCATAGATGTTATTGATCTGTTTGAGCGGTTTGATCATGCAACCTTCCTCTCTCGGCATTTGTAGCCGTAATCTATAAGCTCTTCGTAAAGACGCTCCCAGTTAATATCGAGCGGGCGCCCGTTAGTTGATCGGTCAGCAAACAAAACAGCGTCGCCCTTGACTAGCTCAACGCCAGCGTAGTTCTTGGGCACTCCGTCATAGATAATTTCTATCCCATGCAACTTGCAGACTCGACGAACGCGGTTTGCAAAGACTTTCTTGAGCCTTGCAGTCTCTGATACGTTACTCATGCTACTACCTCCACGGTATTGTATCCAAATCCATTATTGCCAAGGGATTCTTCAAGATCAGAGATACCGCTGTTCTGAATCCAAGACTTCACAAACTCCCGCTTTGTCTTATCTGATTCGCACAAATCGTCCATGTATGTCTGAATGACATTAGGATCCACATCCACCGTAAATTCAATTTTTACCTTCATATCACGCAACCTCCTTCTCAATAAATTCATTCCAAAGCTTCAGGCCAGTCTTGCTCTTGGCGCAGTCATTGGCAATCGTAATTAGA